GGTTGCCAGTCTTTTACTGCATTGGTGTGATTGCTGAGTTGAGTTCGATCTATGTAGTTTGTCTAGGAATCCGTCGGACTCCCTGAGATTGCTCTGCGGTTCGTAAGCATTGCCGCCTGCTTTACTGCCTTTAGGCAAAAAAATACCCGCCGGAAGCAGCTGTTGATACATGTTCACAAGAGATGTACTGCGTTTCGGCGGGTAACAAATAAACTTGTGAGCCTACGTACCAACACGAGTTACCGTAAGGCATGTGGTATTGTTGTGTCAATAAGCAAACCAAAACAGGAAGAGTAAATTTGGCTAAAAAATCGGTTGCGGCAGATCATCACGAGATGCGACGCAAGTTATTTGCTCGTGAATACGTGAGGACTGGCAAGCAAAGTACGGCAGCGATTGCAGCGGGATATTCTCCAAATGGTGCGGACGTTTCTGGTTCCCGCCTCATGAAAAGTCCGATTGTTATTAATGAGATACTCCGATTAGAGGCTCTTAAGGACGCAGAAGACAAGATCAACCGCATGTACGTCCTTAAAGGGTTGTACGACATGGCTGAAGACGCGGAAAAAGACAGCGATAAGATCAGGGCACTCGAACTTCTAGGCAAATCACTCAGAATGTTCGTAGATCAGGTGGAAACCCACACCACCCACGATGTGTCGGAACTACAAGAGTTCTCACTTGAGCAACTTCGCGCCACTCATCAAGAACTTTCAGCAAAAAATGCCGTGAAAAATGACGTAGAGGTGCTGAATTGAGGAGTCTTGATGGCCCTATGCACTTTTATCCCGATCAGAAGCCCACTCGCTTTACCCTGTGCAAGAACGGCTGCATCTACGCAGCAGTAGAAAATACTGATACCTGCAAATATTGCTCCGATAAGCCCAAAAACACACAACATGACAACTAAAACAGTCACTCTTCAAGACATAGAACTCGCTTTAGCCTCCAGGTCGTTTGAAGATTTCCTCGATTATGTGCAAATTCTCGAACCACCAACCGCAACGTCCCGTGGTGGCACTATCAAGTTTGAAAAGTGGGACTATCTAATCCAGTTTTGCAAAGAACTTGATACGGAGCGACTCATAAACGTCTTGAAATCCAGACAGTTGGGCTTTTCGTGGATACTTGCGTCTTATGCCCTCTGGACTGCCATGTACCAAGAAGGCGCAAACGTACTGGCGTTCTCTCAGGGGCAGCTTGAGTCTGTAGCGTTTCTGAATAAGGCACGAATTGTTCACGATAATCTCCCTCAACACCTAAAAGTAGGGCTTGGCAGAGATAACGACACCACCATGGAATTTCCTTCCATGAAGTCACAGATTACCGCCCTTCCTTCTACGGAAAAGGCTGGTCGTGGTCAAACAGCTACCTTGGTTATTCAAGATGAGGCTGATTTCCACGATAATCTTGATCTCAACTACGCCGCAATCAAGCCGACTATTGACCAAGGGGGACAACTCATTCAATGTTCCACAGTCAATAAAAAGAAGGCTGGCACTTTATTCAAAGAGATTCATCGGCGCGCTCCTGAAAATGGATTCAAGAATATTTTCAATGGTTGGATGTCTAGGCCAGATCGTGACCAAGCATGGTATGACCGTGTGCAAAGAGAAGCACCTGTTACTGACGGTATGTCTCCTGAACTCTACATGGAGCAAGAACACCCAGAAACAGCAGAAGAAGCATTACGACCGTCAAGAGTGATGGCAGCGTTTGATATCGATGCTATTGAATCAATGCAACTTGACATCAAATTGCCAATCGAAACGCGAAACGGTGTGGCAAATATCTACCAGAAGCACGTAGTCGGTAAACGGTACGCCGCAGGCAGTGACACAGCTCACGGAACTGGCGCAGATTATTCTGTTACTGCTATTATTGACGTTGAAACCGGATACGTTGTTGCCGATATTTACTCGAATACGATTGCCCCAGAACATTTTGCAATGGAATCTGTCAATCTATTAGAAGATTATAAAAACCCAATATGGGCTATTGAAGACAACGATTGGGGTGAGTTGACTTTGAAAAAAGCACAGTCACTCAAATACCCTCGCATATACGAACGAAGAAACGCTCAAGGTAAGCCATCTGGCAAGTTTGGTTGGCGTACAGATGCTAGAACAAGAACGGTTTTGTGGGGTGAATTGATTGAATCTGTTCGTGATAGATTAATTATTATTCCAAGCAAGCCTGGACTAAATCAGTTTTCCTCAGTAATCAGAAACCCTGACAAAGATGGACGAATTGAAGGCATGGTTGGAACGCACGATGACTACCCAATGGCTGTTGGATTAGCGTGGCAAATGCGTAAAGAAGCCTACAATCAAGCTAAGAAGATCAATGTGATTACAAGAGAAGAACGATTGCGACGCATGGGAAATAATAAGTAATGGTTTCCAAAAAAGACCAACGCTCTATTGAGCGTATCCTGAATAAGGTTGACCGCAAAGAGCAGGTCTTTGAAAAGCGAACAGCTTTCATGGATAGTGATTACGACTGGGGCTGGAAGAACACTGCGTTTGTTCCTATTGCTACAGAAGGTATCCAAGAAAAAGATGCGATAACCACCAACTTTGCAAAAGTGCTGGCGCGCAAAGTATCTAATGGTGTGGGCTACGCTGAACGAATCGTCCGTGTTATAGACGATGCTGACAGCGAAGAGTTTAGAGACAAGAACAACGCATACGAACGCTGGTGTATCGGTATTCTAGAAATGGCAGATGAGCGGCTGCAAAACAGTGGTATGAACTCTACTGTACAGGGTGAAAATGCGTGGAATGCTGTTGTTCGTGGAGGGTGGATTGGCACTCGTTCAGTCCTAATAAAAGACGCACAAGGCGAAACACTGCCAGATATTGTTCCTATTGATCCACGTAACTTGTGTTTGAAAAAGGCCGTGGCGAGCCTTTATGGGCAGCAATCGTTACTCAAAGGTCACGACAAGATATTCGCGAAGAGTATCCCAAATTTGTATTTGACCTAGAAGACTCACCTCAAAGTTACGCAGATGACGAAGATGAGTTAGCCCGTGTGGTTGATTACTACTGGACTGAAAAAGGCAAACGCATGAACTGCGTTATTGTCGATAACCAGTACGCAAAGAAGCCCACAGATACGTTTGCTGTAAATTTCCCAGTCGTTATACGGCTTATCGGTAATAACCCCGGCGTAATGAATTACAGCCTAAAAGACACGATTGACGGAACACGAGAGATTCCAGGCATCGAAGACATTGGCGATAGTATCTTTTCAGCCCTTCGCCACGTAATACCCCAAGTAAACCGTTTAGCTTCTTACCGAATGGCACTTACATCAAAAGCTGTTCAAGGAACGCTGATTATAAAATCTCGTGACGGAACTAAAGAACTAGATCAAGACGCTTTCAAGTCTGGGTCTGAAGTAGGACTATCAACCGATAACAATGAAGACATTGGGCTTCTTCCACTATCTCAACTGACAGCAGATGCAGGTCAACTAGAAGGGGAATTGAGACTTGATGAATCTAACGCTGGTCTTTCTGACCCTGCTTTGGGCAGACTGACATCTCCGGTTTCTGGTGCAGCACTTCAGATTCTTAGCCAAGCTGACAACGAAGTGGTCGCTCCGTATCTCAAGGCTGTAGAGTCTTTGCTTGCAGGTATCTTAGATAACTTAGGCAAGCAGTACGAAACAGGTCGCTATAAGGACATTCAGGTTCGTGGTAAGACCCACACTGACCAGCCCTTTAACAAGGTAATTGCCCCTGATGACATCAAGGGACATAACCTATTATCTGTAGAACTAAGGCAGTCACAGCCACAAGACGATTTTGCTTTGTGGCAGGCTGCTCAAGTGGCTTCTCAAGTTGATCCTTCAACTGGCACGGCACTCGTATCTAAGCAATACGCAGCCACTAAGATTGCCAAGGTTCAAGACTACGATCTTGAGAAACGCCGTATGTCTGGTGCGCGAACTCGTGCATCAAGCAAGAAGTACGAATTGCTTACTCAGTGGCATTCAGCAAGACTTTCTGGTGAGCCTGAAGAAGTTATCCAACTTCTCGAACAGGATATTCAGAGAGAGATTGACCGTGAAGAAATGGAGGCTCTTGCGTTAGAGTTCCAGTTCCAACAGGCAGTCAATGTCGATCCAGCAGCAGCAATGTCTGGTCAACAGACACCTCAATCTGATAATCTTGGCGCACAAGGTGCGGCAGACCTTGCTACAGTTAGTGCAGACCCACGACTATTAGCGCAAGCCGGTACGCAGGGTGTGAGTGCTGCTCCCTCTCCTGACGCTGGATATAACACAACCGCCCCTAGAAACGCTGCGGAAGCAGCAGGCTTAGAGCCAAACGTATAGGAACTAAATTATGGCATCATTTATTGTTGAAGGCATTGGCCCTAATGGGGTTCGCACTTGGGTAGTTATAGAGGGTTCTAATACTGATGACGCGCGAACTAAATCTAACCAAATCCTTGAACAAGGGTTTTTCCCAAACATTGTTGCTACCGCAAATGCCGATGGAGTTGCTAGGTTAAACATTGAAAGCCCCGGCTTTTCTGCAAGGTTCCCTTCAAATAATTACACTGTTGAAAGAATTGTCAGTGACC